ACCTTAGAAAGAAAATAGAAGGAGAAGGCTTTACCAAAGAGCAGGCTATACGTATGTATATATGGAATAAGCAAGGTATGGATATACCTGGTTTAAGTAAAGCTGACTTAGCAGACATGGTTAAATACATAGAGTCAGATGCTAACTTACAAGTATTTGCAGATCAGCTCATAGAAATAAACAAGGGTGATGGCTATCCAGGTCCAAAAGACTACTGGTTAGCAGGCAGCATTACCACTGATTTAATGGATGGACTTGGCGGCACAAAGCGACCCAAGCATCTTGAAGAGTGGCAACAAAATGTAGATGCTATATTCTCTGAGAAGAACTTGAATAAGTTACAAGCTATACACGGCAAGCCATATAGAGAAGCTCTAGAGAATATGCTTCAACGTATGAAGTCTGGTAAGAATAGAAACTATGCTGGTGATTCTACGACTGGTAGAATGATGGATTGGTTAAACGGTAGTATTGGTGCGATCATGTTCTTAAATACTAGGTCAGCTGTGCTACAGACTTTGTCAGCTGTTAACTTTATTAATTTTAAAGATAACAACATACTAGCCGCTGGTAAAGCTTTTGCTAACCAACCTCAGTATTGGAAAGACTTTAAAGAATTGTTCAACTCAGACTTCTTAAAAGAACGTAGAGACAATGCCACTATAACTATAAACGAGTCTGATATTGCCGATATGGCTAATAAAGGCGGAGCAAAAGGTGCTATATCTTATTTGTTACAAAAAGGTTTTACTCCTACACAAATTGCAGATAGCTTTGCTATCGCTTCTGGCGGCGCTACTTTTTATAGAAATAGGATTAAAAGCTACATTAAGCAAGGCATGAGTGAGACTGAAGCTAAAGAAAAAGCTTTCTTAGATTTTAGAGAAACAGCAGAAGAGTCACAGCAGTCATCACGACCAGACAGAATATCAAAGCAACAATCTGGACCACTAGGTAGAGTTGTATTGGCATTTGCTAACACGCCTAGTCAGTATGCTAGAATAATAAAGAAAGCTTCTCAAGACTTAATGGCAGGTAGAGGTGATGCTAAAACTAATATATCTAAGATAATTTATTATGGCGCTGTTCAAGGATTTATATTTAACGCTATACAGCAAGCATTATTTGCAGCAGACTTAGACGACGAAGATGAGAAGACAGAGAAGATGGTAAGACTAGGCAATGGTATGGCGGATGGTGTATTAAGAGGTATGGGTGTATCAGGTGCTGCAGTTGCTGTAGTTAAAAATGCTGGACTTAGAGTGTACAATGAGTCTCAAAAAGATAGACCTAAATACGAAAAGGTAGCGTTTGAATTAACTAAATTATCTCCACCTATAGCTTCTAAACTTTCACGTATAAACCAAGCCGCTAGAGAAGTGCAATGGAATTCAGACGAAATGAAACAAAAAGGATTTAGCTTAGACAACCCAGCGTGGTTAGCTGCTGGTAATGTTATATCTGCAACAACTAATATTCCATTAGATAGGGTCATAAAGAAAATTAACAACGTAAACGATGCGCTAAGTCAAGACTTAGAAATGCAAGAACGTATAGCACTACTAGCTGGTTGGCAGTCATGGGAATTAGGAATTGAAGAGGAAAAAGATAAAAAAGAAAAAAGATCTAATTCTTCAAGAGGGTTCAATCGTAAATCCAAAGATCCATATAGAAGAAAGATTAACGTGGTAGACAGATAACTAATAGTGATTAAAAGATAAGTAAAACAAGTAACTCATATAAGTAATGACTAAAATTAAATTAGAAGATTTAAATCTTGTACAACATCCGCTAGATCCAGGGCAATACATAGCTGAAGAGTTTCCAAAAAGACAAATCTATTTACACCATACAGTTGGTAATCCTTCTGGCGAAAGAACTATAGATATTTGGAACAATGATAGAGCTCGTATTGGTACTGCTGTTTGTATTTCTAGGGATGGAACTATTGTACAAGCTTTCTCTTCTAGGTATTGGGCGTTTCATTTAGGACTTAAAGAGTCTGTATTCCAAAAAGAAAACCTACCTTATTTGTCGTTAGATAAAACAAGTATAGGTATTGAGCTGTGTGCTTACGGTCCAATGACACCTAATAGAAATCATTTTAAAACTATTTATGGTCATAGCTTACCTGAGGATGAAGTTGTTACATTAGATAAAGAGTTTAGAGGTAGTAAGTATTGGCACAAATATACTGATGAGCAAATCGAAAGTTTAAGAAAGTTATTATTATACTGGGGTGAAAGATATAGTATACCATTAGACTATGACGAAAGAGTATGGGATGTATGGTATAAAGCGCTTAGAAATAAACGCGGTGTTTATTCACACGTCAGTGTAAGATACGACAAAAGCGATATATACCCTGATCCACGCTTAATAGAGATGTGGAAGGGTTTAACAAAGTAAAAATGGCAAGACTAGATAAATCAAAAATGAAGTGCAACGTTCCTCGCAAGTCTCCTAAGGCTGGCAAGAAGAAGGTTGTAAAGGCTTGTTCCGGTGGTAAAGAAAAAATCATTCACTTCGGAGCAAGTGGATACGGTCATAACTATTCTGCTGCTGCTAGAAAAAGTTTTAAAGCTAGGCACAGATGTAGCTCTGCTAAAGATAAATTATCTGCTAGATACTGGGCATGTAAAAACCTATGGGCTGGTAAAGGTGGAAGTAAAAAGTCATCACCAAAGGGTGTAAGAGGAAAGTACTAATATGAAATCAAAAGGATTAGGAGACGATATATACAAGTTCACGAAAGCTACAGGCATTAAAACCGTCGTAGATAAAGTTTCTAAAGGATTAAACATACCATGCGGATGTGAAGGCAGGCAAAAAGCTATGAACGCTTTGTTCCCTTATACCCGTGGTGGAAAACAAAAACAAAAATGAAGACATTTCTAGATGAAATCGGTATCAACATAATGCAGTCTGTTGCTGGATTATTTGGATCTTTACTTTTCGTAGGTAAAGAAGGAGCTAAAAACCTTAAACAAACTTTCTTTTCTATTATAACGGGAGTTGCTAGCGCAAATTATTTAACACCGGTTGTAATTGAAACAGCGAATATAAACAACATGAACTACTCTAATGGTATAGCTTTCATCCTAGGTTTTATAGGTTTGAAAGGCGTAGAGTCTATTAGTAAGAGAATGTTTAAAGACAAAGAAAATGATAGCACAAATAATTAACGAGTTAGCTAACATGGTGATATGTGTGACAACTACTTTGTTTTATATATTTATATTTGGCAGAGAAGTTAAAGCAATAGCCAAGCTAAATATAATAGAGCAATGGATGCTAAGAGTTGGATTAGCATTACCAGCAGTTGGATCTTTATATAATGTACTGACTGCTCAATATCCTCCCACACCTGAGATATTAATAAATGTAGGTTGGGCATCGTTGTTTATATGGGCTTGTATATTTCACTACAAAACATTTATAAAAAATGGGTAAAATAAGTCCGGCATGTAAAGCCGCAGCAAAAAAGAAATTTAAAGTATGGCCAAGTGCATACGCTTCCGGATGGGGAGTGCGATGCACCAAGGCAGGTGGACCAGGCAAGCTTGGTAAAAAGAAAAAGTAAATGACAGATAATATAGACGAAGTCTTTAAATCAAAAAGAAAACCAAAAAATCCTATCAAATTCAAAATACAATTAAATGAAGAACAAAAAGTTGCTAAGTCTATAATGCTCGATAACGCCGTAACGGTTGTAACTGGTGCCGCTGGTTCCGGTAAAACACTATTAGCTACGGCTGTAGGCTTAGACTTGTTGTTTAGAAAAGAGATAGAAAAACTAATAATAACTAGACCCGCTGTGTTAGCTGGTGAAGACTTAGGTTTTCTACCTGGTGACATAGCAGAGAAGATGGATCCATGGTTGCAACCTATATATCAGAACTTTTATAACCTATATGATAAAGCTAAGGTTGATAAAGAAATAGCAGAGGGTAATATACAAATACTACCGCTTGGATATGTAAGAGGTTTAACATTTACCAACACTTTTTTAATTGCTGACGAGGTTCAAAACCTAACACACGATCAAACAGAAGCATTACTAGGTAGATTAGGGCATGGCTCTAAGATGGTATTATGTGGAGACATAGCTCAAATAGATTTGAGAGATAAGAAAGCTAGTGGATTATCGTTTCTTCGTAGAGTAGAAGAGCAGGTTGATGGATTTAATTTTGTATGTTTAAAGAATAATCATCGACATAGTATAGTTCAAAACATACTTGACGTTTATAAAATGTTCGCAGATTGATATGGCATTTAAAATGAAAGACATTAACCAAGTGTTAAGCCTACACGAAACATCAAACCATCTCGATAGAGTAATCAAAGAGGTAGACATGCCTGATCAACGGGTTTACGGATATATAGATCAAAATAAAACTATATTTATAAACAAAGCTCTTGGTCGTAAGGAAAAGTCTTTAACTATTAATCATGAGAACGTACACAAGAAGCAAGTCATGGATGGTAGATTAAAATTCGACGATAATAAGTACGAGTGGAAACCTAAAGGTTCTAATAAAACTATAACATATCCAATGAGTAGCATCGACACAAGACGTCGTGATCTACCTTGGGAAAAAGAAGCACATGGCAAAAAGTAAAATAAAAGGAGCAGGTACAACTAAGAAAGTTTGCTTGCCATATAGCAAATATAAAAGCATGTCTAAAGCAGAAAGACAAAAGCTTATTAGAGCTAAACAGTCTGCCTCTGCTAAAGGTAAGTACAAAAGATCTAGTTCAACTAATGTTAAAGGCGCTCGCAAAAAAGGAGCTACACTTAGAGACTGGTTTGAAAAAGAAAACTGGGTAAATATAGCCAACGGTAAACCGTGTGGTAAGAAATAAAAAAAAAGGGGCGTTAGCCCCTTTCTTAATTTAATAACCTTTGTCTATTTCTACACTTTTTATTTTCGAAGTAAAAGCGTCCAGTGCGAAAGAACAATAATACAATATATCAGTATCGTCTTTGTTATTTATGACGGCTATAGTAAACGTATAACCACCGTTGGTCTTAGATATATACTCTGGTTTTCCTTTATCAAAATATTTATATACTTGTTTTTCTACACGATCTGCTTCCACACCGTATTCATCTATGAATTTATTTTTTCTTTTTTCAAAAGAAAAATCTAATTCATTATTTAAATATTTATTTAATTTGCCTTTTATTATTTGATTTGCAGTTTGCTCTGCATCATAGTGTGTTGCTACTTTAACATACTGCCCACTCAAGGACGCGCATGTAAGTGCTAATGTAAATATAATTCTATTAATCATTTTTTATCCATCACAACTTATACAACTTTCATCTAAAGCTTTAGCTGCTATATCTCCTCGCAGCACAGACTCTGTTCGCATATAGTACAGTGTCTTTATTCCTTTCTTCCAAGCTTCCATATGAACTTTGTTAATCCACTTTGGTGATGCTTCACTAGGAAATGCAAGGTTTAAACTAACACTTTGATCTATATACTGCTGTCGTATTCCAGCTTGATTAACTAATTCTAGTTGATTAATCTCTTTGAATGTTTTGAATACATCTTTTTCTTCTTGCGTAAGACAATCTAAGTCTTGAACTGATCCGCCGTCATGAAGTATTTTATCCCAAGTTTCTTTATTATTAAAACCTTTTTCTTCTAATAGTTTTTCTAGCGTAGGGTTTTTCCTTATAAATGTCCCTTTAGCAGACTGCTCAGTAAAAATATTAGCAGCCCAAGGCTCAATACCGGGGCTAACGTTGCCAGACAGCTTACTATTGCTAACAGTAGGAGCGATAGCGCGAAGATGAGTGTTACGCATGCCCGTGCCAGCACACCACAAAGGCTCACCAAAATATTCAGCCAGATCCATGCTCGCTCTCTCTGATTCAATCTTAATCTGTGAAAATATTTTTCTTGTTTCATACTGAGAAAATAACCCTTCAAATGGTATTCTTTTCTCTTGAAGATATGTGTGCCATCCAAGTACGCCAAGACCAATGGCTCTGCCTTTTTCAGCTGAACGTACAGCATTCTCAAAGCCGATTTTACCTTTAGCTTTCTGTATAAACTCCTCGAGTACTCCATCAAGGAACCATATAGAGTCGTAAATAATATTCGTATCTTTCCATTCATCGTATTTAGCTAGGTTTAAAGATGATAAACAACAAACAAAACTATGAGACTCATCTGTGTGTAATACAATCTCACTGCATATGTTTGTCATATGTACCTTTAAACCATTGTCTTTGTAAGCTTTTGGATTTGACTTGTTTGTATTTCCTTTAAACAAGATGTAAGGTTCTCCAGTTGCTTTTCGTTTCCTAATAAGTTTACTCCATTTAGATCTTGCTTCAGCATCTCCTTGTTCAAGCTTTCGCATAAACTTATCACCAACAACTGCGCATTGATGAAGGTTAAGGCTCTGTCTGTTGACGTCTCCTTTAGGTTCTCGTATTTCAAGCCACTCCTCAAAATCGTCGT